TGAGTAGTGATGGTTCTATTTCTTTTACTTCATGGTCTCCTTCATCTGGTTATGCAGGATATAATAACATAACTACAGCAAACGCAGTTGCAAATCAGGTTGGAAGTACTTCACAACAACAATCTACTACAGAATTTTTAGAACGATTCCCAGCAGGTAAAGCAATTAGCGATTGGGGACAGAGAGGTGAAATCGCATTATACTATTAAAAAATATTACACATGGAACAAATATACGCTAAAGTAGAAAACGGCAAAGTAGTCGGTAAATTACAAGCTGATCAAGAATATGTAGATTCATACGAAGGTGATGACGTTTATATACCGTTAGAAGATGTTTCTGCTTATGAAAATGAATTTTTATTAAAGGTGGAAGCTAAAATGTGGAGGGATAATGAATTGGGTCGATATGATACAAGATCATTAGTTACTGATGACCCTGACATATCATCCATTATAGAATATAGACAAAAATTAAGGGATTGGCCTAGCACAAGTGACTTCCCAAACACAAAACCAACTATTAAAGATGAGCCGATAATCTCATCATCAACTGGATCGGCATCAAGTGGATCTGGATCATTTGTCCTGAATGGAGAACCAGTAATTTGGCCAACTGGATCTTCACCAGAATAATAACACACTCAAAATAACTAGGCTCCCATAGGGAGCCTTTTTATATTGTATGATATGTGGTTATACAAAGACAAAGAAATCAACTCAATAGAGGATATGCCTGCCAATACTTTCGGTTTCGTATATTTAGTTACTCACACTCCTAGTGGTAAAAAATATTTAGGTAAAAAACAACTAATATCTAATAGAACTCTCCCACCACTTAAAGGATCTAAGAGAAAACGTAAAGTTCAAAAAGAAAGTGATTGGAAAACATATTATGGTTCCCAATCCGAAGTAAAACAACTAGTTAAGGAATCCAAGGATAAGTTGGAGTTTGTAAGAGAGATTCTTATATTTACGTCAACGAAAAAGCAACTCACTTACTTTGAAACGAAATTACAATTCGTAAATGAGGTATTAGAAAACGACGAATACCTTAATTCAAATATTCTCGGCAAGTTCTTTAGGAAAGATTTATATGACAAATCAGTTATTAGTTAGTTTAGTTAACTCAGTTTTAGGTAGTGGTAAACCCACTGCTAGAGATAACTACGCATATCACTGTCCTAGTTGTCATCATGCCAAACCCAAACTTGAAATCCAACTCACTGAAAATAGAGAAGGTAAAAACAAATGGGCTTGTTGGAGTTGCGGAGTTAAAGGCCAGTCAGTTTACGCTTTATTTAAACTAGCTAAGGCATCTAACGATAAAATCCAACAAGCTAAAAAACTAATAGCTAACTCAAAGTCGTTTAAATACACTAAAGTAGACGAATCATCGATTGTATTACCTAAGGAATACATAGCGTTATATAACGCTGATACATCGAAAATAACATATAGACACGCCGCGGCATACCTCAAACGAAGAGGCATAACGCAAGAAGACATATTAAAATACCAAATAGGATATTGTGAAGAAGGACCTTATAGAAATATGTTAATATTACCAACGTTTGATGCAGAGGGATACTTAAACTATTTTACTGCTAGAAACTTCGATACATCATCATCCTTAAAATATAAAAACCCATCAGCATCAAGAGATATAATACCTAACGAATATTTTATCAACTGGAACTTACCAATAATACTTTGTGAAGGTATATTTGATGCTATAGCAATAAAAAGAAACGCAATACCTTTATTAGGTAAAAATATACAATCATCCTTAATGAAAAAAATCATCACATCTATTGTAGACAAAATCTACATTGCGTTAGATAGTGATGCTTTAAAACAATCACTTAGGTTTTGCGAAAAGTTGATGAATGAAGGTAAAGAAGTCTACTTAGTAGATGTAGGTGAAAAAGATGCTGCTGAGCATGGTTTTCATTCCTTTACCAAAATCATCCAAAAAACAAAACCACTAACCTATTCTAAGTTATTAGAATATAAACTATCTATATGACCAAGTTAAGAAAAGCTAACTTTCCAAAACAAGAGTATAATAAAACGTTTACTCAAGTTACTACTAACGATTCTCGTTTTTACGAAGATGGTGAGAAAACATATCCATCAGTCACGTTTGTGTTATCGTTTTTCCCCAAAGGTAAGTTTTTTGAGGAGTGGTTAAAAAAAGTAGGTTCAAATGCAGATTATGTAGTAAAAAAAGCTGCTGCTGAAGGTACTATAGTTCATGATTTAGCTGAACGTTATTTAAAAGGTGAGAAAATAGAGTTGATTAACCCTCATACCCACTCACCCCAGTTTGACCTCCATGTTTGGAAGATGTTCTTACGTTTTGTAGATTTTTGGGAAACAAGTGGAGCTGAGTTACTCGAGACAGAAGTATTCCTATATAGTGATACTTTAAGAATAGCAGGTACTTGTGATTTAGTATGTAAAATCGATGGTGAGGTATGGGTTATAGATTTAAAAACCTCAAACCACCTACAAACAACATACGATCTCCAATCAGCCATATACACTAAGTGTTATGAAGAATGTTATGATACCAAAGTTGATCGAGTAGGTGTGTTATGGTTAAAATCTAAATCACGAGGTGAAGATAAGAAAGGTAAAACACTTAAAGGTAAAGGGTGGTTAGTTCACGAATCACCTAGAAGTGTAGAGGAAAACTTAGAGATATTTTCACATGTACGTGCTCTATTTGATTTAGAACACCCAGTATTAAAACCACTTAGTGAAAAATATACAACGGTCGTGCAAAAAGACACCCAACAATCTTAGGTTTCCCAAGTTATCTTTCGTATATTTATAACAATACGTAAAGCATGATTAAACTAGTAAATCTATTATTAGAAAACGAACAAAAACCCAAAGCAGTGTTCCTAGCAGGACCTGCTGGGAGTGGTAAATCCACCTTCGTTAAACAATATCTAAGTAATAAGGGTTTAAAATCTATAAACATAGACGATACCTATGAAGAACTACTTAGAGCATCTGGTTTAGATAAACCACAAGCAGAATATGGTGCTGATGAGTTATCTTCAGCAGCTAAACTTATGGGTCAAGCACGTAAGGATACTACATCTAAACTACAACAATCTATGGATGATAGTGAAAACCTAATCATAGATGGTACAGGCGCTGCTTCAAATCCTATAGCTAAAAAGAAACAACAACTAGAAGATCTAGGTTATGAAACTTTTATGGCATTTGTATATGTTTCACCTTTAACTTCTTTACAACGTAATAAAGAACGAGGTGAAAAAGGTGGTAGAGCATTACGTCCTTCAATCATATTAAGAACTTGGGACAATACAACTAAAAATATTAAAACGTTTAAGCAGATGTTTGGTGATAACTTCGTTATTTTAGATAACGATCCCAAAGATGCTATTAAAGATTATAGTCAAGAACAAATAGATAAATACTTTGCGACAGTTACATATTCAGGTAAACCAAAATCACCTGAAGAACAAGCAAAGAAAGATAAGGAACAAAAAGATATGATTGCTAATATTAAACAAGCATTATCTAATACTCCTGATTTTGATGATCAATCCACTATAACAAATAAAATAAATGCGTTTATTAACTAACTTTATAGTTAAAACTATACTTAACGAAGATAAAAATAAAAAAACTACTGCGGTTTACGGGGGAGGATTTAAACCACCAACTTCCGGGCACTTTGAAGTAGTTAAAGAAGCACTTAGACAAAACCCATCGATAGATGAGTTTATTATTTATGTTGGTGCTAAAGAACGTGATGGTGTAACTCAAATCCAATCAACACTTATTTGGGAGGTTTACAAACGATCACTTCCTATGAAAGTAACAGTTATTCCTACTAAAAAAGCACCAATAAGAGCTATTTACGATTATGCTAAGGAACACCCACAAGAGGAAGTATTATGGATTATAGGTGCTAGACAAGATAACGAAGAAGATTTTAAAGATATTTCAAGTAGAACTAAATCCATATCTAAATACCCTAATATGGAGTTAAGAACTATAGTAACACCAGGTGGTGTATCTGGTACTGCTGCTAG